CACTGTGTTTGCTTCGGTAAGAGTAATACCATACCCTCCTGTCTGCGGATTACCTATAAAGAATCGCGCATCACCTTTTTGAAATTGTTCTATTGCCTGACTTCGGTCTTCATCAGTTGTATCTCCAAAGTAAGTTACCGTGGACGAGAGTCCATATACCTTTGTCAATTCAGCATGAATTCTTTTTATGTCATAGCGAAAGCGAGACCAGATAATAACTTTACCTGATACATCCTCCAGGCATTGCATTAACTCAGGCAAGCGGTTGTCTTTTATTTCTACTATTTCTCCTTCATCCGTTTTAGAATGCCCGGACAATACTTGTTGCAAACGTAAAAGTTGCGTCATGACATTGGGTGCCGTCATGAATTCGGTATCACTTAAATAAGATAAAGCGTATTCTTTTATCTCCATATATATCCGCGATTGATCAGGAGTCAGTTGGATATAACGTTGTGTATAGATTTTTGATGGTAGGTCTAAACATTCCGACTTCATGATACGCGAAGAAAATGTTTTTAATAATTCGGCTAACGCGTCAAGGTTTCTGTAACCTACTATTAAGTTAAAAGAATGTGTACCCATCGTACGTTTTTTCATAATAGCGTAACGGTATTGGTACTGATAATAATTGTCACCAACATCTCCTAATAACTTAGGATCTAAAAAGTTACATTGCGCCCAGAGATCCATAGGCGATTGTGTGACGGGAGACCCGGTAAGAATTCTTTTATATTTGGCGTGCCTTCCTATCTTTATAATAGCTTTAGTACGACGAGCCTTTGGACTTTTAATAGTTGTCGATTCGTCTACTGCAAACATAGCCTTTGATTTTTTTAAAACCTGTTCCAAGAACCGTGTACCTTTGACGGTTGATAAAGCTTCTACATTCATTACCAATATGCGCAAGGTTTCTGATACGTTAGGAACTAAAAAAGATTCCAATTGTTTTTTCTGTTCACGTTTAGGAGTTGATGACCACATAGCTATGTCACGTTCGATACGATCAGGAAGATGCGTAGGTATTTCTATGCGCGCCCAATTGCGATAAACTCCTTTTGGAGCAACGACTACAAAGGTATCAATGTGGTTTAACTCGTAGAGAATGCCTGCATTATCGATGCAGACTTTAGATTTTCCGGTACCCATCTCCATAAAGTAGGCCCAATTCAAAGCTTTCCATGAAAGTTTTAAAACGGCTGCTTGATGGTCAAAAGGTTTTGTCTTAAACTCATAAGACATATTTCTCACTTTCTTTATAATTTCTTATTAATATAAACAGAATAATTGTAATAAGTCAAAAAAATAGTTTACAAATAAAATTAATGAGAGTAACGTAATAAAACGTTAACAAGAAAGAGAGAACTCAATGGCAAACAAAGTCTTTGTAGCACAAGAAAATCCCCGCGTAGATATAATATCTGCAACGAAATGGGGGGAATTAATTCCTTTAGCAAATTATAATGATCAACTTCATTTAAATACAGGTCGTTTAGTTGCGCAGATAAAGCGTAAACTAAAAGGTTTTGATGATGAGGATTGGTTATTAGCTATCGGGGACCCCGCTATAATAGGAGTTGCTTTTGCCCTTGCTAGTGATTTTAACTCAGGTAGAGTTAATATTTTAAAATGGGATAAGATTGAACGTATCTATTACCCTGTTAAGATATCTATCCGAGGAGGAATCGAAGACATTAACCTTTAACCTGAAGAGGATATACTATAATGACGGAAAAGAAAATCGATGTTTGGAGTGAGATTACAGCTGATGCAGATGCATTTAACAGTGTAACTACGGACGGAGGACAAGAGCTAAGTCAATTAGTACGAACAGCTTCCGCTATAACTAAGGACATCAAAAACTTAGAAGAACAAGTTAAGCTACAGAAAGCTAAGAAACAGCAGTATGAGTTTGATTTGATCCCTGCAAAAATGGCCGAGATGGGCATAGATAAGTTAGAGGTAGACGGTAACACCGTTTCTTTAGCTACATTTGTGCAAGCCTCGATGCCTAAAGATCCAATAGATAAAGAACGTGCTATTGGTCATTTACGCGACATTGGCGCAGAGGATTTTATAAAGAATCAAGTTCAAATATCTTTTGGTATCAACCAAGATAATTCGGCTCGCTCTCTGCAGGCGGAACTTGAAGATAAAGGGCACGACACCACTGCACGAACATGGGTAGAACCATCGACGTTAAAGAAGTTAGTGCGTGAGCGTGTGGAAGCTAATCAACCAATTGACCTAGAATTGTTTAAAGCATACGTAGGTCAAACAGCTAAAATTAAAGGGGGAAAATAATATGGCTGAAAAACTACCAGATCTAATGAAAGCATTTGAGTCCGACGTAGGAAGTGGATTTGAAGAAGTAACATCTTCGGATATTCAAATTCCTTTTTTAAGATTAATCCAGGCACTTAGCCCGCAACTAAAAAAGTCTGATGCAGGTTATATAGAAGGTGCTTCTTCTGGAGATATCTTTAACACTGTAACCAAGAAGACATGGGATGGAGAAAAAGGTGTTGTTGTAATACCTGTGTTTTTCCAACTTAAACTTCTTGAATTTATACCACGTTCTCAAGGGGGAGGGTTTGTATCTGAGCTTTCGCCTACTTCTGATGATGTGCGTAAAGCCGTGCGTGATCAGGATTCAGGTCTTGAGCTTTTAGAAAGTGGTAATGAGTTAGTGCGTACAGCTCAACACTACGTAAAGATTGTACATGATGACGGCAACTTAGAGAATGCTATTATTGACATGAAGAAAACCCAACTGAAAAAGTCACGTCAGTGGATGAGTATTATGACAATGCAAAAGCATAATGGTAAAACGTTGCCTATGTTTGCTAACACTTATCGTTTAAAATCTGTTGAAGATGGTAATGATAAAGGTTCTTGGAACTCATGGTCTATAAGTCATGAAGGACAAGTGTCTACTATGGAAGCTTATGAAGATGCGAAAGCATTACATACGAGTGTCAGCAGTGGAGAATTGAAGCCCGCTCTTCCTACTGATACCGACGACGTTCCATTTTAGAGAGGATAGCCCCCATTTCTCCTTGTAGATGGGGGCTTCTTTACGATGGAGCAAGCACAAAAATTTTTAGAATTATTCCGGGGATTTAGTAAAGCCCACGGACAAACTGAGGTTATGAACTCTCAGAAGAATGGTAAACAACAAGCTAAGAGTTTTATTGTTAGGGAACCGTTAACCGTAGAGCTTGTTCAATTGCACCTAGAAGGAAAGAAGGGTGTAGGCAGTATACCCATAGATGAAAATAATCAATGCTTATTTGGCGCATTGGATATTGACGAATACGATTTAGATTTAGTAAAATTATTTAAGAAAATCAAACAGTTAAGGCTACCGTTGACCGTGTGCCGGTCTAAGTCAGGCGGTGCCCATTTATATATATTTTTAAAAGAAAAAGTTTCAGCAACAGAACTTAGGGATAGATTGTCAGAGTTTGCATCTGCTTTAGGATATGGTCAATGTGAGATCTTTCCTAAGCAAGAAGAGGTTATAGTAGAACGTGGTGATGTAGGAAACTTTATAAACCTTCCATATTTTAATTTTAAGTATACAACACGATACGCTTTAAATGTAGAGGGCGATGACATAGGGTTTGAAGAATTTTTACATAAAGCAGAAAAAAATAGAATTACATTAGAAAAATTAAGAGACTTACAAGTAGGAGTGAGCGAAAAGATATTACCTCAAGGTCCTCCATGTTTACAACAACTTACTGAATATGGAGTGCCTGAAGGGGGTCGTAACATGGTTATGATTAACGTAGGACTGTTCTATAAGATGTCAAGTCCAGAAGCGTGGAAAGATTTATTAGAAAAACATAATCAAGAATATTGTACGCCACCATTACCTGCAAAAGAAATGGTAACCATACAAAACCAATTGGAAAAGAAAGAATATTTTTATACATGCAAGCAAGAACCTTTGCGTAGTCATTGCAACAAATCTATGTGCCGAAGCCGTAAGCATGGCATAGGAAGTAGCCAATCGTTTCCTACCATTGGAGGATTGAGCGTTGTAGAATCTGAACCACCCGTTTGGTTTATTGATGTAGATGGATCACGTTTAGAATTAAGTACACGTCAACTGCAGATGCAGGTAGATTTTCAGCGCGCGTGTATGGAACAAATGTATAAGATGCCTGCGCGTATGAAAGATGCGGATTGGCGAGAGATGATAGATGTTTTGTTAGAAACAGCAACGCGTATTGCCGTACCAGAAGAGTTAACACAAAAAGGACAGTTCCAAGAACTACTTGAAATGTTTTGCACCGCACGTCTGCAGGCAAGAAGTCCAGAAGAAATTATTACCGGCAAGCCGTGGACAGAGGAAGGCTATACATATTTTAAGTTGAGTGCTTTACAAGAATTTTTAAAGCGTCATAACTTTACGATTTATACACGCGGTCAGATCACAGAAAGATTAAAAGAAATGAACAGTGGCGGAACAGCTGACAAGCAGTTTCGTTTTAAAGATAACAAGGATAAGTGGCAAAGTGTCCGGTGTTGGTTTATTCCTGAGATTAAAAAAGGTGAAGTGGATCTTCCTGCTGTTACATTTAAGAACGATGAGGAACCACCCTTTTGAAAATCGAAAAGACTATACTAGGCCCTCCAGGATGTGGCAAGACACAAACAAATTCTAATCTTATTCAAGGATATATTAAAGAAGGTATAGAACCACAGCGTATAGCCTGTGTATCTTTTAGTAAGAAAGCCGCAAGGGAAAGTAAAGAACGTGTCTGCAATGATTGGAACATACTAGATGAAGACCTACCTTATTTCCGTACGTTACATTCTATGGCGTTTGGTTCTTTAGGTTTTAAAACTACAGATGTATTGCGCGGCAAAGATATGAAAGAAATAGGTTATAAGGTTGGTTTAGATTTTGCGGGTAAGTCTACGGGTAAAGATACAGAAAGTGATTTTGAATGGATAGGTAATCAAAAAGGCGACGAGTATTTAAAGATTTATCAGTTGTCCAGGAGCCGTTTAAAATCGTTGGAAGAAGTTTTTCAGGAAGAAGGCAATTACAATTTAATTTATTCTGAGTTAACGCGTCTGGTAGAAGCGTATGAAAATTATAAAAAAGTCAAGGGAAAAGTTGACTTTACGGATATGATAGAACGGTTTATTGCAGAAGACCAATGTCCAGATATAGAAGCTTTAATAGTAGATGAAGCGCAAGACTTATCAACATTGCAGTGGAAAATGATTGATACTATTAGACAATCTCCTAACATACAGATATTTACCGGTGACGATGATCAGGCAATCATGAACTTTCAAGGAGCGGACGTACAGGCTTTTCTATCGGCAACCAAAGAAAAAGAAGTTTTAAATCAATCGTATCGTATTCCTGAAACCGTATGGGAACAAGCACAGCAGATAGTCACACGAATTGATGATCGTGCGCCTAAAGAATGGCATCCTAAAAAAGAAAAGGGTTCTATCTTTTATCATAACTCATTAGAAGAAGTTCCTATCGAAACAGGAGAATGGACTATATTGGCTTCTACCAATAGGTTGTTAGATCGGTATGCTTTGCAATTGCGGGAAGAAGGTTGGATCTACAGTAGACATGACCACCCTAGTATTCCAAGAAAATTGTATGATGCTATCTTATCGTGGGAATCTTTGTCGAAGGGCGAAGAGATTAGCGTAAGTCAGGTAAGAAACATATACGATCACATGAATGCTAATGAAGGATTTAAAAAAGGATTTGGTGGCAGGTCTAAAAAGTTTTTAGAATTGCCTGCAGACAGTTTAATACGCATGGATTATCTCAGAGATCATCTAGGGTTATTGGTTGATGGATCTAAACGATGGCATCAGGTGTTGGGTAAGGTTGGTTTAAACACACAAAATTATTTGTTAAACGCTTTAAAACGGGGCGACAATGTAAAAAGCCCTAGGATTAAATTAAGCACTATACACTCTATGAAGGGTGGAGAAAGTGATAATATTCTGCTAATCTCAGATATATCGTATGCGGCCTCTAAAGAAATGATAACGAGACCATCAACTTTACACCGCATGTTTTATGTAGGAGTAACACGAACTAAAGAAAATTTGCACATTATGCAACCAGAAACAGAAAGGTACTATGAGTTATGACGGTATGGAACAAAGGGGGAGAACACTACAAAGGTTTTAAAATACAACCCTCACAATTTATCAACGCTAACAATTTACCTTTTGCGGAAGGAAACATTATTAAATATATTTGTCGACATCCTAAGAAAGGCAGAAAGGAAGATATATTAAAAGCAATCCATTATTGCGAAATGATACTCGAACGCGATTATGGAAGCCAAGATAATGTATGAGCAGGATTTATTTAATGAACCTACATGGGTTCCTCCAATTGAATTACCAGATTTATCTAAAGAAACTATTATTGCTATTGATGTAGAAACTTGTGATCCTAACTTATTAACACTAGGTCCAGGATGGTCCAGGAACGATGGGCGGTTGATAGGGATTGCTGTAGCGTCTTCTAAGTGGTACGGCTATTTACCTTTTGGTCATGAAGGCGGTGGTAATATGTCTAAGAAGATGGTGGTAACATGGTTACAAGATCAACTTAAACATGGCATGTCTGTAGTCTTTCATAATGCGCAATATGATTTAGGATGGTTACGAACCGTAGGAATAACTGTGCCGGGTAAGATATTAGACACTATGATTGCCGCGCCATTATTAGATGAAAACAGATATTCGTATTCTCTTAATGCTTTAGGAGCAACGTATCTGGGCGAAAAGAAAAAAGAAGATGAACTGCGGATGGCGGCAAGTCAGCATGGTGTGGATGCTAAAAAAGATATGTGGAAGTTACCGGCTTCTCGAGTTGCGGCTTATGCAGAGACAGATGCGCGGTTAACTTTACAGTTGTGGAACGTACTGCGACGTAAATTAGCTGAAGAAAATTGCGGTAAAATTTTAGAAATGGAATTAAATTTACTTCCTATTATATTTGAAATGCGCGTAAAGGGTATCCGGGTAGATCTGGATAAAGCAGCAGAAACTAAAAAGTATTTGCAGGATAAAGAAAATATTTTATTATTAGAAGTTAAGAAAGAAACGGGAGTGGACATTGAGCCGTGGACAGCTACTTCTTTAGCATCAGCCTTTGACAAGTTAAACTTAACATACGAACGAACAGCTAAATCAGATGCACCAAGTTTTACAAAACATTTTTTAAAAACACACAAGCATCCAATTGCTAAAAAGATATTAGAAATAAGAGAGTACAACAAGGCGAACACTACTTTTGTTGAGACTATTTTGCAACACCAATATAAAGGACGTATCCACTGTGAGTTTAACCAATTAAGATCTGGAGATGGTGGAACCGTAACGGGTAGGTTTTCTTCAAGTCATCCTAATCTTCAACAAGTCCCTGCTCGACACCCAGAGATTAAAGAATTGATTAGAGGTTTGTTTGTACCAGAAGAAGGATGTAAATGGGGAAGTTTTGATTACAGTGCACAAGAGCCCAGGTGGTTAATGCATTACGCCTCATTAACACCAGAAACAAAAGACAACGTTAGAGTACAAGAGATTGTAAAATCTTACCAGAGTGATGATTTGGACTTTCACCAAATGGTAGCCGACATTGCGGGAGTAGAACGTAACTTAGCCAAGACCATTAACTTAGGGATCATGTATGGCATGGGCATTGGTAAGTTGGCGGGTATTCTTGGAGATATTCCCTTTGATGAAGCTAAAGCATTACGGAATGATTACGATGAGAAGGTTCCTTTTATACGAGAAATGGCCGCGGCAGTAATGGCTGTAGCTACGCGTAAAGGTGAGATTAGAACGTTGATGGGTCGTAAATGTCGTTTTCCTATGCGAGAACCTAAAGGGTTTGGAGGATTTAAAAAAGTTATTCATATGGATAAACTTGAAGAGGAATGGGAAAACATACAAGACACACCATTAGAAGAACGCGATAAAGATTGGCGCAAGAAAAACCCTATCAACTATCAGGTGGCTTTTACTTATAAAGCTCTTAATCGTTTGATTCAGGCATCTTCAGCTGATCAGACTAAAAGGGCTATGTTGAATTGTTATGAAAAAGGTTACCTGCCTATGTTAACCGTTCATGATGAACTTTGTTTTTCTGTTAGACATGATGACAACATAAAAGACATTAAAGAAACAATGGAGAATTGCTTTCCGGAATTAAAAATTCCTTCACGTATAGATGTAGGAATCGGTGAAAATTGGGGTAAAGCTAAGTAGAAGAGCGCGAGATGGGTCGCGCTCACAACTAAGGTAACTCAAGTATAAACACAATTTTATTGTCCTGCAAGAGGATTATTAAGAGCACGTTCAAGAAGTTTAATAATTCTATCTTCAAGTTCTTTTAGTTTGACATCTATAGCTTCATTACGTCTATTAGCATCAGAT